AGCATGGTACAGGGCAGCAGAAGCTTCATGATAAAATCCGACAAAAACTTGCTGTCACGATCCTTGATGATGCCGCTGCGTGCACCTACATAGCCCAGCAGCACTTCCAGAAAGATCACCGTGATCTGACCTGCCAAAACGCCAAACGCCATTGGTTCCTCCTCTTTGTTCCACAAGCCGCATTTTTCCTTTACAAAGGAAAAAGCCCATTGATTTCAACGAATCAACGAGCTTTTTCTTGGCGGAGTAGGAGGGATTTGAACCCTCGCGCCGTTGTTTAGACGACCTACGCCCTTAGCAGGGGCGCCTCTTCGACCTCTTGAGTACTACTCCAGAGCAAAGTGTGTTACACTTATTCAATAAAAAATGGCGGAGAGAGTGGGATTCGAACCCACGGTACGTTGCCGTACGGCAGTTTTCAAGACTGCTTCCTTAAACCACTCGGACATCTCTCCTTGTGGACATCCGCCTTACGCCGTGTCGAATGCCTATTTAATTTACCAGATTTGCACGCCGGTGTCAAGCCTTTGGCGCAATTTTTTTCTTTCAGCCCATAAAAACAAAATTTACCACAACCTTTTTGGGTCTTGGCCTGTTTCAGGTCTTTACAAGTACACCTTTTTGTTGTATAATAAACACAAGAAAATTTCCTCGCGGTGTAAAGGAGAAATATACCATGTCGTTTTCAGAACTTTTGAAGCAGTGCCGCAAAAAGCAGGGCATCAGCCAGGCTGAGCTGGCTTCCAAACTGGGCGTGACACAGCAGGCTGTCGGCAAATGGGAAAGCGGCAAGTCCTCTCCCGATCCGTCTACCGTGGCCCGCATTGCCGAGCTTTTGAACACCACAGCAGATTATCTGCTGGGCCTGTACCGCCCGGTAAGCAATGTTTCCGCCCCGGAAGAGCGGTTCTTTGGCAGCTATTCTGAAAGCCTGATCCCGGTGATCGGCACGGTAAAGGCCGGTTACGGTGCCCTCGCCTTTGAGGAGGACTACGGTCAGGAGTATGCCCGTGTGAAGGACCCCTCCAACTATTTTTATCTGGTGGTGCGCGGCGACAGCATGGAACCCCGCATCCACGATGGTGACCTTGCCCTGGTGCACCGTCAGGACACGCTGGAAAACGGCGACCTGGGCGTGCTGATCTACGGCGATGAGGGCGAGGGCACCCTGAAGCGCTATATCCAGCGCGGCAACTGCGTGGTGCTGCAGCCCTTCAACCCGGCCTACAGCGAAATGGTCATCAAGGGTGAGGACCTGAACCATCTGCACATCGCCGGCCGCGTGGTGGAGACCAAGGCGAAGTGGTAAAAACGCTCCACCAGCGCCTGAAAAAGAAAAGCCATCCAGTATGGCTTTCTTTTTTATCCCCGTCCTCTTGGTTTTTTAGCAGATCTTTTACATGCCTGTATCCTTTTTCTCGTTGAACTCCCGTTCCAGTTCTCTCGCCTCCGCCTCGGGAAGTTCCTCCCAATCCGTCAGGTCGGTTCCGTCCGGAGCGGAAACAGCCGGAGTAACCGTGATATACTCATCTGTTTTATATACCAATAAATATCCTTCTTTCGCTTTTTTCCGTATCATTTTTCATACCTCCATATCATTTTCATACTCCTATCACCCTCCAATTTTTATCAGTGGCTATTTTCACCTCATCTTCTGTAATTTCTGTAACTCCAAGACAACCGGTTATATCTATTACTCTTTCGGATTCTCCATTAAAATCCGGTAATTGGTTAAAAATCTCCAATATAGCTTCATGAGAAAGAGCTGAATATCTGACATATAAATTTGCTCCGTTATAAGTATAATCAAATTGTGATTCCGGTGAAAAGGTTAGCCCCGTAAGTCCGCATGATGGTTGTTGATAAGAACCGGACCATGACAAACATCTTATCTTTGTGTTTTTTAGATCCAATCTCATAGTCTTCGGTACACCATCCATATTAAGAATGAGCCCGTTTCCTTTTGAACCAAAATCGCTTGGCAGTTCAAAATCATATAGTTGATAATCACTTTGAAACAATCCTATTGCATCCTCTACATTCGGCATCGATTTGGGTAATACCAATTTTCTCAATGAGGTGCAATTATAAAAACAGTTCCTAACATAAGTACCGGTAAATGGTTCCTGAGGCATGATTATTTCTTCAACCGATTGTGCCATGCCATAAAAGCAATGACTCCATGTGTTAGTCGATGATACCTTCATTTTAGAAAGGTCTACTTTACCTCTGGTTTGATTTAGACAGCCCCATAAGTATTCTCCAATTTCTCCTCCTTCAATCTGAATGTCACTTAAATCATCACAGAATATATTTCTAAATTTATAACCTATTAAATAGGTTAATTTTAAAGTATCCCCGGTATGTAATATATATCTTAACCTATTTTTCGAATACGGAAAAGTTGGTATGCAGTCTATTGTATCCGATAGAAATTTTATGGCTTCCAATGGTAATGTTGACAACTCAAATGAACAGTATTTGAGTTTCCTAATATTTTTCCCAAATACGATATATTTATAAGGAGCTATATTATATATCTTTTGCGGGTAATTTACATATACATAACCGTTTGGATAAATATAATGGTCGTAGTCAATTGAATATAATTCATATGAAACCTTCATTATCCAAAATTCCCTGCCATTAGTGTCTATTCTGCCAGTTCCTTTCAAATATTTATGGTTTGCTATATTGGTAGTCGTTGGGGCGATAGCGGTATAAATTTCACTACCGTCTCCCCAATCTATCTTATAACTTTTTACATTAAAAGAGGAGTACTGCACAAAAATATAATCTTCAAATGTAGTCGGTTTATCGTCTGTCACCACAAACCAAATGTCATTGTCCGGGCATTCGTCAAGATTTCCCCATGACGGGTCGGGAATAAATTTAGGTTTTTGAACAATAGCCGGCACGCTGACCGTCTCTTTCACCGCGACAGCCTCCGGCACGACGATTTGCTCTTTTACCGCAACGGCATCCGGTACAATTATCCGCTCTTTCACCATCACGCAATCGCACTTCTCCATACCTCATACGATTTTAATGTTCGTCTCGTCCTCACCGCCATACTCCCAGTATCCGCTTGCGAAATCGGAGTCGGTACGGCAATAATGCCTTTCTACGGTAAGGATTCCCTTGCGGAAAGTGTTCGGTTCGAATACGGCTATCAGCTCGCCGTCTCGAAGGACACAATTCACCCGCTTGTCACCCTCCTGCGAGACTTCGCACGTCCGGCCGTATTGGTCCCGATAGATGAAGCGGAATTTCAGTCCCTCTACATCGATGGGGGAACCATTCATATCTGAAAACTCCAAACCGGCCTTAATACCTTCCCATGAGTATTTCTCTTCGTACTTTTTTTCACTCATCGCTGCCATCGGATAATGCGTTGAACATTTTTTCCACCAGAGCTTTCGTCTCCTCGACCGTGGAGGTCATGGAATAGACATTCATGTTAAAACTGCCTTGCCCGACAGTGACATGGCCTTTTTCCACACCGTTTTCCACAATTCGGTAATTGACCGCTTGCAGGGTTTCCACAGTCTCTTTTCCGTTGAACGAACGGCTGATGTTTTCGCTGATTTTTACTAACTCAATCATAATGTTTTGTATTTATGGTTAACTGATAATCCCGCTGTCGGGAATGTCGAATGTCACGTTTTTGGATAGTGAGTCGAGTTGGACGCCGGCCTCGCCCGACGAGGAGACCCCATACACGGAACAGGTCAGGTAATAGGTATGGGTTCCCGGTGGAAGGTCCGGATGTATCGTCCCCAAAGGGATATTCAAAATGAGAATCCCGGTTCCCTTGTATTCGTAATCATAGATCGCGAGGAATCCGGACCCCGAAATACGGAAGGTGTATTTCTCACCCACCGGAGGATTTCCGTTCGGAAAACTGATACGCACCTGAAAGTAACTCGAAAGGAAAGTGAAATCCACGATTTTAATCGGGGTATATGTGCTGTTTATCTCGGCTGTCATAGCTATCGATGTGGGTATGGGGAAATAATCCGCCACGGTAATCTGTTTGTCGACCCCTGTCCAGTATTCGAACGACTTCTTATCGATAAGGAACAATGTCACCTTCAAATTCGCCCCTATCGAATCCTCCCCCGGAAATGTGTCGCTCTGTCCGACAGGAAGTATCGGCGGAGTAGTACCGTCACTGAAAAATTTTACCTTGAAAGCAGAGTACCACACATTGCCCACCCGCAAGGTGGTTACGGTGTTTGTAGAGGTATTTGTCAGCAATCGGGCAAAACTGCTTCCATTTCCATCGGTTACCAAAATAGCCGGGTAATAATCGCCGATACTCTTGTCGGAGGCCAGCGCCAGCCACGATTCGACGGGTACGCCGGTGGGATTCACCGAAGTGTCGTAATAGTTGATGTCGACAAAAAGATACGGCACGTCCGCACTGATTTCATCAATTTTGCTTCCGGTAAGATTGGGTTTTGCGTTATGGTCGTAGCCGTCGAAATCGCTCAGGCGACAAAAATCCGTCCCCGGGTGAGGATAGGCGACATATTCGAAAGAGGTATCATGGATAGTGACGATATTCGTTCCGTGCGGTATCGTGGCTTTCAAGCCATAGCGTATGCCTTGATTCTTATCCGTTTCGCTTCCTTCCCATTGATTGATATATGTCGTGACCCCGCCGGATTGCTGAGGATAGTTGTCGGATAGCGGTGCAGCCTGCGGATAGCGCACGGGTTTATGACGACTCCATTTGTTGATACGTCCCGGACGGCCACCCTGCAACAGGGGACGTTCGAGGGCAACGATGTCGGCCACGTCCCATACCCCGTTTGAAGGATAAATCCCCAGCAGATTATACGGGTCGGTTATCGCTACCGGAGCTGCTATCTTGTTTTTATCGATGGCCATAGGCTCACTTTCCTCCTTTCTCTTTTAATTCGAATAATTCCTTTTTCAATCGTTCTATATCTCCCATAAGGGCTTTAACCAGACGGGCGGTCTCCTGCGTTGCCCCGGCTATGGTGTTGATATAGTCGGGCGACAGGTAGTTCAGAGCCCCGTAACCGTCCTCCGTTTCGTAGGCCATCGATGGCAATACCCCTTTCACCTTTTGATAGATCAGCCCCGTATGGGCTTCCCCGTCCACGCCGCCCTTGTTACGCTTCCGTGCTTTTTCGGTGTATAGAAAATCGCATACCCTGCCCATCGCCAAGAGCCTGTCGGTATAACTTCGGGTGTAATCGAAATCTCGCTTCAAACGTTTGTCCGAAGTCGTTAGAGCGGTGACCGAGCCTTGTGCCGAGATATTGCCTTGCGACGATATATCCCCTCCGGCCGTGATGTTACCGTCCGATGTGATATACCCGTTCGAACGGAGATAGTTTGTGGCCAATATTCCGCCATTATAGATAGTAACCCTCTTGCTACCGGTTTCCGCCACGACTCCTGAACAGTAAATTCTTTCAACCCCATTTATATCTCCGCTCATGGAAATGCTGCCTACATCTGTCAGATTACCCGAAACGTCCTCTGTCCCGTCGAACGACTGTCCCCAAATCGTCCGGGAACTGGCTAATTTATCGGCTTGGCTGCAAGTGACGTTGTCGAGACGGGAGTTCGAGAAATAAGTAAAATTACCGTCCCGGAGCACGACTATCCGGTTTTCTATCTCCTCGCTCGTGTCGGCCGGTTTGTCGAGAGTGGTTTCTATCTCGCTCGTATATGTGTCGATATAGAGGTACTCTTTCCCGACGGTTCTGAACCGGAACTGGTTATGCCATTGCGTATTCGTTTTTACCCACACGTTCCCGCTCTTGTCTATACAGGCATGTATGTACAGGGCCCTCTGGGATTGACACTTCTGCATGGTCATCAAGTTAAGGGATATAGCCCCCTCCCCACAGGTAAGGTAAAGCCTTCCGTAAACGGCGCCTCCGGTCACATAATCCTCGACGGCCTCGATTTCGATGACCACGCCCGAGTAATTCGTATGGCTGTCCGTGACGGTAGCAATCTTGTTCCAATACCAACGACTCTCGGAATCTATATACTTATGCGATGACAGAATAATCCACCCGGCCTCTTGGTAGTGGTAAATGTCCTTGTTCGCAAAAGCATTCGTGTTGGCGGAATTTCCTGACGAGACGGCATATCCGGCATTCGTGGCATAATCGGCGTTGTTCGCCTTGCCTACGGTCAGACCCGTATATGTGCCGCTCACGTTGTTTATCTCGGCCAGCGAATAGGTAGGCTTGTTCGGCTGCTGCACCCAATCGTACAGGGTGATGCCTTTGGTGACAACGATACCGAGGGCTGTCTTGCTGACGGCCGTCACCACATTGCCTGTACCTATCGTAGATGCGCCGGCGTTGGCGAGTTTCCAAATCTCGTTGATGGTATAGGCGTTGAAGGTATCGGTAAGGGTGGTGTTGTCGAATGCGCCGCCCAGATCGTCGAACCCATGAACGAGCTTGATGAGCCCTCCTCCGCCACCGCCGCCCCCTTCGAGGTTGCCGAGACCGAGAGCAGAGAGGCTCCCGGTGGTATAGAGGCTTATCGGCTCCCCGTTTTTCGAGTCGTACACTTTAATGGCCTTATTGGCGGCGTCCCATACCAGCGTCGCCCCGCCGATGATAACGCTATGGTTGACATCGATGTCGGTCATGGGCACGAGGGGCGTGACATCGAGCAGTTTCCCGCTCTCCGAATCTTCATTAAGCTGAAAGATGTTGAGATAGGCGTCGATGAGTTTGTCGCCGAAGTAGAATGCCCCGAGGTTGGTGTCGATTTTCCCTTTCTTGTCCCACCGGATATTGCCGGCGGCCAGATAGCCCGTGCCGTCCATGCGGATCAGGGCCGTGGCCTCGTTGCCGGCAAGGCCCTCCTTTTCGACGTAAGTACCGGATTCCTCGTCGTAGGTAAAGCGATCCACGGGCTCTCCGCCCGCCCAGTAGGAGATACTGCCGGCTCCCCGGTCGAGACCGCTCACCCCGCTCATGACGACATACTCGCCTTCGGAAGTTCGGTAACCGAGCTGCACGAGACTCGTGGCGATGACACCCCCGTCGATGGTGGTGTCGTTACGGAAGGCTTCTTTGAGGTATTCGCGCTCTTCAAGCGCCTTGTCGAGGTCGTCGTAGTGCTCGGTAATGAATTTGCCCTTGATTCGGAGGGTTTTGGTCGTCGAGTCGTAGACCAGATAGGTGTTTTGTTCGGGGACACCGACGGCAAAGTCGCCGAGGACTTTGAGGAAAGCCCGGGCGGTGTTCTTGTCGAACCCCTGACTGACGACCTCCTTGCCCTGCAAGGTGTAGGAGCCGATACCCTGCAACAGCTTGATGCTGGGGGAGTCGATGGCGACGGAGGAGATGATGACGGCGTTCTGTCGCCCGGGCTCCTCGCTGCCGCCCACCACCGGGTCGTACCCCAGCTGGATAAGGGCGTCCCCGGCTACGGGGATATCCGAGCCGGTATCGGCATCCGTCTTGGAGAGGTCGACGTAGTTGTCGCCGACCCCGACAACCTTGCGCCAGTAGTAGCGGGGCTTTAATGCCTCCGTCCGGTCGACCGCCCGACAAATCGCCATATCCCCCACGATGAAGTCGTTCTCGGGAGCGACACTCCCGTCGTCCGCATAACAGCGGTAATACGTCTCGAACTCCTCTACCCGGAAAAGGTTTCCGAAGGAGGCGGAGCTGACGATATACTCCCCGGCAATATGGGTGACCCGGTTGACCTGCGTCTCCTGTATGGTCGCTTTCTTTCGGATAAAGATGTGATCCGCCTCGATATAGGTGTTGCCCTGTTCATCGGTTCTGAACGTTCCGCCGCTTACGAGGGAGGAGTAAACTCCGATGTCCAGCCCTTTCGCGAAGGTGATTTTCCCTTGTGCCGTGTCCGGGCGCAAACGGCTGAGCGCCTCTTTGAGGGTACGCCGCGCGCTGAACACGTTGTTGTCGGTGGGCAGGGTGTTGTCCCAGCTCCGGATCAGGTCGGGGAAAGAGCCCGACGTGGCCTCCCGCACATAGTTCTCCACGGCGGTGATGTTGTCGTTGATGGTCGTCATCGCGCCGGTGCTCGTGGCGTCGCTGATTTCGAGGTCGACCTGCGAAGGGAGGTTGACCTTGCGGGTAATCTTGGTGATTCGGCTGCTGCGATAGCCCGTCTCCGGAAAATATTTGGCACTTTCGAGCCTCACCCGTCTCCCCACATAGAGGTCGATGGCATGGTCTTCGATGTAGACATGGTCGGTCGGCGCCTTGTAACGGCTCACGTCGATGGCGTTCTCCTCGTTATATTGGTCGACGGCCTCCTTGAATTCCTGCTCGGCCAACGGATAGTATTCGTCCGGCATGCGGATATTCCAAAGGATATACTTGTCGCCTGCTTGGGGCGACAAGGTGTCGTTGGGAAGCTGCGTGTCGTCGTCATAGGGCCAGATGGTGATGATCTCGAACTCCCGGGTGTCGCTGTCGTAGTTGACCTCGAAGTAATAGGTGCCGTCGGCTTCTTCTCCGAGCCCGGCCAGTTCCGAACCTTCCTGAAAGGATACCCGTTTGACCTGCCGGGCCAGCTCGTAATCGTTCGGGTCGAAATCGAGGGAGTCGTCTTTAAAATAGAATATCGTAAAGGGGTTGCCCTCCTCGTCCTTCGTCTCTTCCTTCCGCACCGAGCTCACCGTGCCGATACGTTTGGGGTAAATGCCGGCGAAAGCCTCGGCTTCGTAGTGGTGCCATACGCCGTACTTGTCGACATTCACATCGACGTGTTTCACGCCGCCGGGCAGTTGCAGACGGGTGTGGCCGTATTTCTCCGGGTCGATGTTTCGGGAGCTGCCCACCGGGTAGAGCCGGGTGTAGAACTTGGCGTTGTCGGCCATGTCGCCGCTCAGCGAGAGCAGCCCCTTGCCGTAGGCCAGCGTCACCTCCTCGCCCTGCTCGCAGCGGCAGATATTGACGGTCTGCCCCTCGACCCACCATTCGGCGCGGTGTCCGACCTTCTCGGCCACCTCTTTGAGCGCCTCGTCGCAATATTTTCCGAAATAGTCGATGACAATGTTGTCGGCGCCTTCCACCGTGCCCACCTTCCAGTCTCCGGTTCCCATGCCGTTGTTGATACTTTTCACGATCAGGGCGACATGGTCCCTCGGCGGGGCGGTCAGGGTGAAGACCGGCTCGTCGTCCCCGTCCGTGTCGTTGATGACAAGGAAGCGCTTCACCAGACTCTCGATGCCGTAGAGCTTGATATCGTACTTCCATTCGACCGTCGACACCTGCTCGGGGTGATACCGTTCCATGAGCCAGTACTTCCTGCCCATAAACTCGGCATAGTCGTTGACTTCGAGCGCCACGTGTTCGTAGAGCGTGAACGACAGGCTGAGCGCGTTGTCGCCCTGCAACTCCATCTCCTGCGTCGAGTTGTCGTCGCAGGGAACCTGTGTCTTCGCCATGCCGTCGCTGCCGTATATCGTGATCATCTTACTCTTGTTTTAAGGTCGTTTTAATGCTGTTCAATCGTCATTTAAATCGTCGGGTTCGGCTCCCGAAAAGTGACGTAGAAGCGGCTCGCCTGCTTGCCTTCCCGCCAGAGGTAAGTGAGCGGCTCGTAGTCGCTCGCCTCCTTGTAGAAAACGCGAAGGGTCATGTCGAGGTCGGGAAATTCGATGTCGAGCCACCCGTCGTCGCCCTTCTTCAACAGGGTGATGAAGGCCTTGTATTGAGCCAGCCATTTCTCCCGGGTGTCGGCATAGAGGGCGAAACAGAGCTTCACGTCCCGGGCCTGATTCTTCACGTCGAGCGCGGCCGAGTACTTCTCGCCGTTCTCCTCGCGTATATCCACGGCCACATGGGTTTTCGTCTTGGCCGGCGACAGGATCGCCTTCAAGTTGTTGCGGTCGCCCCGCCTTTTCTCGGCCAGAAACACGCCGTACTCCGTCCAGATGTCCGTACCGTTGACGAGCGCTTTCCTGCCCAATATCGCATCCATTGCCATATCTCGTTGATTTTAATAGGTTGTCGTCATTTCATCTTCAAGCCGTCGCGTACAATTTTTTTTATTTCGTCCTTAATCTCGCCCAAATGCTTGGCGCTGGCGCCGGTGTTCTCCTCGATACGCCGCAGGTGGTCCACGGCTGCGCCCATCTGCTCGCTCACGTCCTGCATTCGCTCGTCGATGCTGGCCCAGTGCATCTGGCCGGAGACAAAGAGCCCTTCGAGCTTAGTGCCCTGTTCTTGGCTCATGGCGGCGAACCCGCCCGGTTTCCCGCTCTGTGTCGTTCCGCCGTCGTCCCCGGTATAGCCGGTAGCCTCCGATATGCTGTCGCGGATATGGAGGCCTTTTTTCACAAGTTCCTCCCACTGTTTGTTCAAGTCCTCGATTTCCTCGTCGGTCAGCTCTCCATTGGACATGGCCCTTCCGAAGGTGGCGTACCAATCCTCCATATCCGTTTTAAGCAATTCGTCCAGCTTGGTCTTCAACAGGGCGCGCATCAGATACTCGCTCATGTCGTCGGAAAAATCCTCCCAGTCCGACGACATGTCCATCAGCATGTCGATAAAGCTGTCATACACGCTGTCGAAGGAGACCTGCGTGATACTCTCGTAATAGGCCTGTTCCAATTCTTTCCGCTGCTCGGCGAAAGCGATATAGTCGTCCATATACCGGGCGGCATCCTTGTAGCCCGCATCGGCATAGTCCTTGATTTTCGCATAAAGGTCGGGCGCTTCCCGGGCGACCTTCGCCATCTCCTCGCTCGACAGGTTCCAGAAATAGGCGGCCTCGCCGATCGTCCTTCCGACTACCTCGCTGATGCGCTGCCATTCGTTACCGCTCATGGCATCGTCTATTTTTTTGTTGGAGGACTTTTTGCCGCCGATTCCCCAAAGCCCGTTGCTGTAAGCGGAGGCGCTCCGCCGCATTTGTTCCTGTGTATTAGCCTCCGTTTCGTTCAGACGGGCCATCTGCTTTTCATAGAGTTCCGTGGCTTGTTGGCCGGAAGTACCCTTTATCTCCTCGGTCAACGACTCGATGGCGGCTATCAGAGCTTCGTTCGTCAAGCTCAGGCGCTCCATGTCTTCTTCCAAACGGGGGTCGCTGTCCCCGTTCCCCACCAGTTTGCCCAACCCCCCGAACGATAGAGCGTCGAGGATATTGGCCGCTCCTTTCAACAGGGACTCGCCGATTTGTCGGAAAAGCTCCAACGAAAAGATATTGTCGATAATGCCGCTGACGGCGCCGAGCACGGTGTCTGTCAACCCCGCGACGATACCCCCGATACCCTCCGTCGCCAATTCGTCCAAGATGGAGAGTATGGCGGAGATGATGGAGCCGGCCAACCCCGAATTGCCCAAGCCTTCCGCAAGGGTTTGGGTGACGCTGCTGTCCCCGAAGATTTTCTCGAATCCTTCCGCGAGGGAGCCGCCGAGTTTTTCGGTCAGCTTCCCGCCGTTAAACAGCTTGTCGAGTTGCATGAAGCCTTGCCCTATGCCTTTCAGGTTCCCCGACGAAAGGTTTCTCAGCCCCGATTCTAGGTTGCGGAACATGCCGGCTGCCTGTTCCGAGGACTCCCGGAGGCTGGTAGTGGTGCTCTGCACCTGCGTCCCGAACATCTGCACGTCCCGCGATGCCTTGTCCAGATTCTTCGCGGCCTCTCCCACGTAGAGCTCGGCCGCCTCTATGCTGCGGGCATCACCGCTTCCTTCCGCTTCTTTCAGCGTTTGCTTGGCACGGGCCAGCTCTTCGGTTGCCTCGATTTCCCGCTGCTGCGCGGCCATATAGCCCCGCATGGCGTTTTGATAAGAGACGAGGTCGTCGTTGATTTGCCGGAAAATCTCCCCGTTCCACATCATCTCCGACTGTTGCAGGCTGGAAATCAAGCCATACAGGGCTTCCATCTCGTCGACGCCGGCGGAGGATTGGAACTCCGGGCTTCGGGCGATCGTTTTCAGCCGGTCGATGGTCGGCTGCACCTGTTCGCGGAACATCACCCCGAAATTGCCGAATACGTTTCCCCAGTCGATTTGCTGCCGGATCGCCGACAGTTCCAGCCGGTTGACGGCCGAGTCCCGCTCTTTTTCGAGCGAGAGCCGTTCGCCCTCCGATTGTGCCCGGCGAATCTTCTCGGCATACTCCTCGGCGATGGCCAGCTTCTGCTGCTGGTAAGAGCCGTACTCCTTTAAGTAGTCGCGCATGGCGACAGCCTCTTCCCGGTAAACCGCCGTGACCTCTTTTTTCCGTGTATCTTCGGCAAGGGTATTAGCTCGGTCAATTTCCTCCTGCTGCCTATCGGTCAGCCCGGCGGCGTTGGTGTCGGTGACGCCCGCCTTTCGGTTCAGCTCGGCCAGTTCCCGCGCCTTCTTTTCGATCTCGGCTTTTTGCCGGTCATAATCGGCGTCTATCCGGGCCAGTTTCTTCTGCGTGCCTTCCTCCTGCAAGTCGAGCCAATCCTGCTGGTTCTGTTGTTCCAGAGCCAGCAACTCGTCATTCAGTTTCTGCCGGGCCTGTTTCCGCTTTTCCTCCTCTGTCTTGGCGGTGTCGTCATCAGTCTCGATGTTCCGGTAATCGGAGAGTCCCGCTTCCTTGAAGATTCTGGTTGCCTCTTTCTGGAACCATTCGACCTCATTCAGGTAATGTTGTTTTTTATTTTCCTCCTCTTGCAGGGCTTTGTTAAAGGCTGTCTCTGCCGGATCGCTTCCATATTGGCCGATGTTGTCCCCGCCAAAAAACATGTTGAGCTTTCCGCCGGCGCCCCAGAACGGGCGGTACTCTTCCTTGCCCTTGCTGCGGATTTCGTTGGCCTTCTCGTCGGCTTCTATGGCTTTTTTAATATAGGACTGAGCCTTTGCCTGCATGAACAGGGACTCGACATAGGCATTCCCTTTTTGTATAAGCGTGTCATACCAATCGGTCAGGGACTTGTAAGTGCCGAACGTGTCGCCGTATTTCCGGTTCAACTCGTCGACCTTGTTCTTCTCCTGCTCTTTCGTGCCGATAAAGTCTCTCAACTCGCGGAGGGTGTTGTCCAGCTCGGCACGGGTGCGTATGGAAACGGCATGTCCTTCTTTCTCTACCTCGTTTTTCTCCTGCAGGGCTTTTTTCAAGGCGTCGACTCCGTCTTTGGCGCTGAACAGCCCTTTTACCCAGTCTACCAGTTCATCGCCGTACATGACCAGCAGCATGATGCCTGTCGTCAGGGCGGTCTGCCACGAGAACAGGGAGGAGAGGATTTGTTTCCATACCGGCACGCCCTTTTGCCCGGATTTCACCAGATTGTCATATTCGACCCGCGCCCTTTTTACCTCGTCCGCGAAAATGGGCAGGTTGTTGGAGATGGCGAGGAAAAACATCTGGGGCCCCATAGCCAGAGAGGGCATTTCCCGGGCGATCTGTTGGATACTCATGTGCAGGCCGTTGAATTGCTGCTTGGCGGCGGGCAGTTCCGGGGGGACTGTCTGTGTGGCTTCTGCGGTTGCACCCAGCTGCTTTAACCGGGATTCCAATTCGGCGATTTGCTTTTCGAGCGCTTCGATACCGGCCATGTTTTCACTCTGGTCGAGATTCGGGGAGGCGTTTTGTCCGACCCTGCGCAATTCTTCCATTTGCTCCGTGAGCCCGGCTATGGCGGTACGCAACCTTTGGGCTTGACTGTCCATTTCCGACGATGCGGCGGTCGCCCTTCCCTTTAGCCTTTCCCCCCTTCCGGCCGCCGCGCTGCCGGGGCCCCCCCGCCCGCGCG